TTTTTCCGATATCCCTAAAGATTCGTTTAGATTATATTTTCGTGTCGGCAACAACCAAACCTACAAAATTACTCCAGACGAAATGCAAGGAGTTGGGATTGCCGTTCAGTATGTTTCACGCAGTGGTAAGCTAGAAACCCTAAGCATTAATGCTTCACTGAACTATACTGTAACGAACGCAACGGCAAATGAGTCGTTGGACGACATCCGCCAAAAAGCCCCACAGCAATATTATTCACAGGGCCGAATGATTACTGGCGAAGATTACAACATCGTCCCGTTTACATCTTTTTCGGACATTATCAAGGTTAAAGCAGTCAATCGTACTAGCAGTGGCGTTAGCCGTTACTTAGACGTTAACGACGCCAGCGGAAAATATTCAAGTACCAACATATTTGCTGAGGATGGCTATCTTTACAGAGAGTCGGCCGACGGGACATTATCCTTTTCGTTTGTAACTACTTCGTCTGTTCAGCAAGTTGCTGAGGATAATCTTAACGTAGTATTAAATTCTAAAGAACTCGAGCATTACTATTTTAGCACCGTAGAAAGACAGGCAGTTCCACTTACCGCATGGCAACTAAGCACGGTGGCAACTAACGGATGTACTGGATATTTTTACAGCACCGATACTCTGAACGTTACTGTCGGCGACGCAGCCACGCTAACCTCACCAACGCGATACATTAAAGATGGAGCAATTATCAAATTTAAGACTCGTACTGGATACTATTTCAACGCGCAGAATCAAATTGTTTTGGGCACACCACGTTACTCAGGCGATCGCCTTTACATTTATTCGTCAGTAACGAATTTAATTGGCGATGGCACCAATGGCGGAGCTGGCAATTTCCCAGACGGGACCGGACCAATCACATTGAGTCAACGTATCCCAACAGGCGCTCTTATTGACCAAGTTATTCCGGTGTTCAAAAATTCAATTCCGTTGGCAACAATGACTTTGATTGCAAACAAAATTCTAGCGTACAACAATTTTACTTTAGATTATGATGTTGTTACGCAGGCGTGGGTAATAGGTGCTGCAGATGCAGCTTCGTGGTTGATCTCGTATGTCTATACACCAACAGTCGGATACACAATGACTTGGAAAGGGCTAAACTATGTCTTTGAGAGCGTACTTGAAACTAAGTTCTACTTTGATGAAACAGTTAAAGTGTACGATAGCAGTACTGGCCTAGTTATTAAAGATCAGATCAAAGTGCTAAAGGTTAACCCACAGGCCAATAGCTCATCACCACTAGGGCAAGATTATGTATGGAATGTCTACAGCATGATTACCGACGTCGATGGATATGAAAATCAAAGCAAGGTATTGGTAACATTTAGCGATACAAATGCAGACGGTATCCCGGACAATCCAGATCTATTCGAAACATTGGTCGATCCAGCTACATCGGCAAATAAGAAATTGGTCTTCTTCCAGAAAGAAGTAGGATACAATAATTTTTCAAGCCTAACACCAATTCCAAGCTCAACAGTAGTTACTGACCACCTAACTCGCGACAGCATCTTAGCTGCCGCACGTTATTATCCAGCCGGACAGTTATTCTATGCATTTACCGACGCCCTCTTCTACAGGCTAGAACCAACTGCAACTGATCCATATAACCTAACAACCCTACCAGTCGGCGACTATGTTGCTAAGTATGGGCGCGAAGATTTGTTCTTCCAATATCGACACAATAGCCCGGGCTATCGCCGTATTGACCCAAGTCCAAATAATATTATTGATTTGTTTTTGCTTACTAATTCGTACTCAACTGACTACAGTAACTGGATTCAAGATTCTACAAATGTATTAACTGAGCCAGTGCCACCAACAACCGAAGTGTTAAAAATGAACTATGGTTCATTAGATAATGTCAAGGCAATTAGCGATACATTAATTTTTAACAATGCAAAATTTAAACCACTTTTTGGAGTAAAGGCTGATTTAGCCATGCAAGCTACTTTCAAAGTGGTAAAAAATGCATCCATGAACATAAGCGACAATGATATCAAGTCGAGTGTAATCTCAGCAATCAATACTTACTTTGCTATTGAGAATTGGGATTTCGGCGAGACATTCTTCTTCAGTGAACTAAGTGCGTATTTGCATACAACCCTAAGCCCGGCCGTATCATCTATTATCATTGTCCCGGTTAGTCCAACGTCAATGTTTGGTAGCCTGTATCAGATTAACGCCGAAGCTAATGAAATTTTAACAAGCGCGGCGACAGTAGACAATGTAGAGATAATTAGCGCAATCACCGCAGCAAACATAAATAGTGTTACTCAGGTAATTATAACCCAATGACAAAACAATTTAAACCTACATATCTATATGTAAAACAACATTCAGTAACTGGCTTGCAGTATTTTGGCAAAACAACCGGGTCAGAGCAATATTTAACAGAGCAATACGTAGGATCAGGAAAATATTGGACAAGGCACATTAAGAAACATAAAATTGGAAAAGTAGTTACGACCTGGTATCAATTGTTTACTGATAAAGAGGAACTTATGTTATTTGCTGAGGCATTTTCGATCAAGCACGACATTGTTAATTCGCCGGCCTGGGCCAATTTTAAAATTGAAAATGGTATAGATGGCGGCAGTTATGGTACCCCGTGGAATAAGGGATTAGTTGGGGCTCAGATTGCCTGGAATAAAGGTTTGCCTAAGGATTTGAATCCAAGAACAGGAGTTAAATTACCTAAGCGAACTAAGGACCATAGTAGAAAAATATCCGAGGCTAAAAAAGGAGTAATTCCATGGAACAAGGGATTAGTTGGAGTCCAGATTGCTTGGAACAAGGGGATAACCGGCAATGCAAATCTGCTAACCGGGAAAAAGAGGCCCGCAAGATCAACCGAGTGGGGAAATAAAATTTCCAAATCAAATATAGGTGTGAGTCGAAAGAGAAAACAAGTAATGTGTCCCCAATGTAAAAAAATAGGAGATCAGTCGTTAATGTCTCGCTGGCATTTTGATAACTGTCGGGGATTATAATGACCATTAAAACTTTAGATTTTCTGCCGAGTATCTTCAAGACTACGGCAAACCAGAAATTCTTAAATGCAACTCTAGACCAGCTCGTTACTGAACCTAAACTTAAGAAGATTAACGGCTTTATCGGACGACAATTTGCGCCAACGTTCAAAACCTCAGATAATTATATTACTGAGCCGTCAGCTAGTCGACAAAATTATCAGCTTGAGCCCTGTGTCGTTGCAACAGACGAAGATAACAATGTTCAATTTTTTAGCAGCTATCCAGACCTACTCCAACAAATTAATCAGTATGGCGGAATTGTAAGTAACCATTCACGCTTATTTGGCAGCGAATCCTACTCATTTGCTGGGCAATTTGACTTTGACAAGCTAGTTAATTTTAGCCAATATTATTGGTTGCCAAATGGACCAGATCCAGTCGACGTATATCCAGGTAACGTAAGCGATTACGAATCAATGAATATTGTTAGGGATACAATTGATTCGGCCTATAAGTTTTCGGGGCATGGGACAATTCAAAACCCAGCTATTACCGTTGCTCGCGGCGGCACATATGAATTTAACGTAGACCAAGTTGGATCTAAATTTTGGATTCAAACTAACCCAGGGCTAACCGGTACCAGAAACGGACAACCCAACATTAACACCAGAGAGGTTCTTGGTGTAACTAACAACGGAGCAGATTCCGGCACAATTACGTTTACAGTCCCTTTTGAGGATGCACAAGATGACTTCATCAATATGTCGACTGTGCAGACCGTAACCTACGGCACAGAATTAAAATTTATTGACATCGACAACAAAAACTTGGCCAACATTGCCGGAGGGTTTGATGGTGATGTAACCAACGTACACGGTAAATATTTGGTCTTCCTAAGCAATGACATGGCAGATACTTCTTGGGTCGAACAAGGACCGATCGGCACCGGCGACATTATTCCGCTTGTCAAGCGCACTGGTATTTGGCAAATACAGATTACTACTGTGGGATCAGTCGATACTGTAAATTTGGGCTACGTCCAGGATATCCCAGTAAACAACAAAGTATTCATTACCGACGGCACCCAATTTGCCAACACCGAATTTTATAAATCAGAGGTAACTCTGTTGCTTACTCGTGTGCCACTAATTACTGCACCGCTAACTACTCTTTATTACAATGACAGCACTGATCAGCGTTATTATGGTATCATTAATGTAGTAGACCGTCCGACTTACGTTATTGACGTAGATCAAGAAATTGTTGGCAAAACTAATTATACAAGCCCTAACGGTGTTGTCTTTACTAATGGATTAAAGGTCCGCTTTGGGCAAGGAGTTACGCCTGCGTCATATGCAGACAACTCTTATTACGTTGAACAAGTAGGACGTGCCATTAGGTTAGTATTAGTTACTGATTTAATTACGCCAGAGTATGACACCCTAGTTCCTCCAGGACCAACTACACCTGACTACATTACAATTAACCGTTCTAGTGTGGACTACAATGCATGGTCACGCACTAACCGTTGGTTCCACACTGACGTAATTGAGAAGTCAGCAGTCTACAACGGCACAACCCTGACGTTCGACCAAACTACTCGCGCCTCGCGCCCCATCATTGAATTTGATCCTGACCTACAATTATTTAATCACGGGAGATCGACTCACCACAACGTTGACATCTTAGACTTCACAGTTACGGATGCAATGAATGAAGTAGAGGGTGCCCCGGGTACATATTTTACTGACGTAGGAATTACGGACGGCATGACCATTGTTTTTGCTAACGACATTGATACTATTGTCCGCGACAAAATTTGGACAGTAAATATTCTAACTATCGAAGTTGGCACAACAATTCACCTAAGCCAAGTTGCTGGCGGCACGGTTAGCGAATTTACTACGTTGACACCAATCAATGGTGTTACCGTTCCACTTGCTCCCTATACCGGGTCTGACCCAGCCCAAGCTCTTAACCCAGTAGCTCGCCGCATTTCAACAGTCAATGACATTCACAATCTAAGTGGGTTGCCAGTAGATGCAGTGCCAGGAACAAACACTGACACCAATGTTGGTATGATTTTGGGATACAGCTTCTGGTACAACGGCGCAATATGGACAAATGCGCAATCAAAAGATACAGCCAACGTTGCTCCTTTGTTTAACGTAATTGACGACAATTTTATTAGCCTGTCTGACCAAAGCGTTTATCTAAACTCGTCTTTCGTCGGGTGCAAACTCTTTTCGTATAAGGAAGGCACCGGGCCAACAGACCCAGTGTTAGGCTTTCCAATTTCGTATAGAAATTTTAGCAGCATTGGCGACATTGAATTCCAAAATAACTTTGATTCAGAGTCCTTTACTGAATTGGTCGGTGCTGCCACAGTTACTCACTCAGTTAATGCCAGCTTTATACCAAAGATCACATCTACTGGCGGACTAAGCAAAAACAACATTTGGGTAACGGCCGCTGAAAAAACTAAGCAGTATCAGCTTATCTCAAATATTTGTGATGGCCTAACTTCTTACTTTAAAATTGATATTTTGCCAGCTGATATCGTTGTTGCTCCCACAATGCGCGTTTATTTGAATGCCAAAAAATTAGACCCTACCGAATATGAAATTGTCGAAGTGGGCGTCCGTACGGCAGTTAAGGTATTGGCCACAATTGTTAAGGGCGATAAAGTTGACATTAGGATCTACTCAGACTCGGTGTCAGAAATTGGTTACTATGAGATTCCACCAAACTTAGATATTAATGCACTAAATCAAAATTTCTTGTCTTTGACTCTGGGCCAGTTTAGGAACCACTTAACCACGATTTCAGAAAATACGCTTGATTTAGTCGGACAAACGCCAGGTAATAGCAATCTACGTGACATAGAGATCAAAAATGCAGGCGGAAATATTCTCCAGCATAGCGCATCGGCTATCTACGCTTCGTTGTTCCTGTTGAACAAAGAACTAAGCTTCATTGACGCTACTAATCTATCCCAAAAAGAATATTCAAAATTTAAGAACCGCTTCCTAGAATCGTTCTCAGCAGTGGTTGACGCTGGTATTACCGACCCACGCCTCGGGGTTGACTTTATTTTGAATAAGCTCAACGCTGCAAAAAATTCACAGTTGCCGTGGTACTACAGCGATATGGTTCCGTACGATCAGAACCAAACCCTAACTGAATATACTGTTCTTGACCTAGAACAAACTGAGTACCAAATTGATGCAATCTTTAACGATGCGGTACTAGGCAACAAGGCAATTCTTGTTTACCTAAATAATGTTCAGCTCGTTAAGGGAAGAGATTATGCATTCAATCAGACTCGTCAGTCAATTATTTTCTACGCAACACTAGCATACGACGATGTTATTAGTATTCGTACTTACCACAATACTGATGGCTGTTACGTTCCTGAGACCCCAACAAAGCTAGGGCTTTATCCAAAATTTACTCCGGAGCAGTTCGTAGATCCATCTTACCGTGATGCCACCACTGTTATTCGCGGGCACGACGGAAGCATTACTCCAATTTTTGGGGATTTGCGAGATGGATTATTGCTCGAACTTGAAAAGCGTATTTACAATAACATCAAAGCCCAATACAACATAAATTTCTTTGACATCAACAACTATATACCTGGCAAGTTTAGGACTACCGAATACACCAACGACGAATATAACCAAGTTCTTTCCCGCTGTTTCTTGTCGTGGGTTGGTAGCCATCGCGTTGACTACTCGTCAAATCTATGGTTTGAAAGCAATGATCCATGGTCATGGAATTACAAAAACACGTTTGACGTAATTAACAATGAGCCAATGCTCGGCAACTGGCACGCCATTTATCAATATTTTTATGGTACAGATGCACCAAATACTCGCCCGTGGGAATCGCTTGGTTTCTCAGAGCAGCCAGATTGGTGGGTAGCAACGTATGGCCCTGCCCCTTACACTGGTGGCAACATGGTCCTTTGGCAAGATTTAGAAGATGGTATTATCCGTGGTGGCCCAACTGCTGGCACCTATGCACGTTACGCCCGTCCAGGAGTAACAGGAGTAATCCCAGTCGACGCATTGGGCAATTTGCGTCCCCCATCAGAGTTCCTTACTGTCAGCATTAATCCATCTGAGACCAGTGGCTCTTTTGCCATTGGCGACCAAGGACCAGTTGAAATGGCTTGGCGTAGAAGCAGTGACTTCCCGTTTGCCGTTCAACAAGCAATTGCACTGATGAAGCCAGCCGTATATTTCGGTATGTTGGCAAACACTCAGCTCTACGGCGAAACTGCTGGCATTAATCAGTTCTTGCTAGCTGATAATAATCAGCATTTAAAACTGCAAGATATTAAAATTAATGGAGATGCTTCTAGTGGCACTATTGCTAGGACTTCGGGCTATTTGAATTGGGTTGGAGATTATATCACTAACAACGGCGCAAATGCAGTAAGTAAAATCCAGTTCTATCTTGATTCAATGGATGTTCAGCTTGGCTACAGAGCAGCCGGATTTACAGACAAGACATTTATGCGCGTGTTAGCAGAACAAAGTAGCCCAAGCAGCACGAATGAATCATTTATTCTGCCTAACGAAAACTATAAGGTCCACCTACACAAGTCATCGTCAATCTCACGCATGGTGTACAGTGGCGTGATCGTTGAGAAGACAAGCTCAGGATACTCGGTGAGCGGTTACGATACTAAAAATCCGTACTTTGTAATTATCCCAAGCGAAATTAATTCTAACTACCATGTTATTGAAGTTCAGGGAGTTAAGGCAACCATTTATCACGATTACCAGCAAGCTAAAGTAAGCGTCCCGTACGGCTACGAATTTAACAATACCAATCAACTTGTTGACTTCCTGATTTCCTATGGCCGCTACTTAGAGTACTTAGGATTTGTGTTTGAGGAGTTTAACCAAGAACTACTCGAAGCTATGAACTGGGAACTAGCAAGTAAAGAATTTCTAACCTGGTTTACGCAAGGATGGGAAGTAGGCAACATTATTATTCTAAGCCCAGTAGCCGGAACAATATCTGCTATCACAACTGATTCAGTAGTTGATGAAATTAGCAATGCACCAATGGGATCTAAAATCTTAGACATTGAGTTTAACGTTATCAATCGCGGCAAATTTAATGTTATCCGCGATCAAGGCAACTTTAAGTTAATTGCCTTGCCAGAATACACCATTGGACTGCTTGATTTAAGTCTTGTTCAATACGAACATGCACTGATCTTTGACAATGAAACAGTGTTTAAAGATATTATCTACAAGCCAGAATTAGGCAACAGGCAATATCGATTAAAGCTAATCGGCAACAAGACAGATGATTGGGCTGGCCAATTAAATCCTCCAGGATTTATGTTTAGCAATTCGAACATTGAGCTATGGGCAACCGGCAAAGACTACCGCATTGGCGACGTTGTTTCCTTTAAAGGGGCAATCTATACCGCATTACAAAACATTGACGCAAGCGGATCGTTTAACTTTGGCTATTGGCAGCTACTTTCAAATTCAGCATTTAACTCTGGATTACTACCAAACTTTTCTTATAATGCTAGGAAGTTTGAGTATATGTATGACGTAGACAACCAAATTGAAGATCAAAATATCAATGCCTTTAGCAACGGGCTAATTGGCTATCGTGATAGAAGCTACTTGTCTGACCTTAGCCTTAACGCTACGTCGCAGGTTAAATTTTATCAAGGCTACATCAAAGAAAAGGGCACACAAAACGCAATTTCGGCTTTGTCGACTGCAACATTTAATAACCTAAGTGGTAACATTGCGGTTAGTGAAGAGTGGGCATTCCGAGTTGGTGAATATGGCGCCACTGGCAGTAATCAATTCCTAGAAATCCAATTAAGCGACAACACATTTGTTGAAGATCCAATTGCAATTCAATTGATTGACTATGAGGAAGTTGTTCCTGACTTAGGTGTGGTAGGAGTAGAATACAATGCACTCTACAAGCGTCCGTTGCCTTATACACCTGACATATTTAAGAATCGTACTGCCGATTCAATCTTTGAAAATGATTTTCAAACAGCTGGTTACGTCAATCTTAACGACGTAGATGCAACTATCTTTGATATGCACGATTATCAACAACTTAATTCACTGTTAAACTTGATCCACAGCGGTTTTAGAATTTGGGCCGCTAAAGACGTGTCTCGGGCGTGGAACGTGTATCGAGTCGACGAATCTAACGTTCGCGTAATTGAGATTGCCGACCAAACCAACGGTCTTGCTCTAATGACAACAGAACTACCGCACGAAATGACTGAAGGTCAATTCTTTGCGCTTAGGGGGTTTGATGTTGACGTAGATGGATTTTACCGCGTTGAATCAGTGGCAGATATTAACTCAGTATTTGTGACCGTTACCGATAGCCTAGCTGCCGTACTAACGGCAGCACCTGTTCTTACTGGGGCCGGAGTTACCTATCAGCTTAATCCATTGCGCAATCTTCATCTTTCAAATGCAGCAAATTATATTCCAGATCACGGTTGGGCAAACACAGATAAAGTGTGGATCGACCGCAATTCAGCTGATGCTACCTGGGCAGTTTACAATAAGTCAACCCCGTGGGAATTTGATAATGCAAGTATTACTTTTAACGAGCAGGATTTACGAGCCGGGATGCAACTTGGATCTAGTCTAGCAGTTCGCGACGACGGCCTTATTATGGTATCGGGTATGCCAACAGGTGTCGATAGCCTCACTGAGTCTCAGGGCAACGGCACAGTTCGTGTGTTTATCAAAACTACAACCGACGCCTACTCTCCTACGATACTGTTGTCTGCACCAGACATTACCGTCGGCTTTGGTAGTGCAGTTGATATTGCCGGTGATGTTATTGCAGTTGGCGCACCACAATCAAATGACTTGGCAGGCCGAGTAATAGTTTATTCGATTAGCCCCAACGGCGAAGTAACTTTCTCCCAAGTATTAGAATACACAGGAACATTAAAAGAAGCAGTGTACGGAACAGAGGTAGCCCTTAGTAGCGATGCCGCTTGGTTGTACGTTGGGTCACCTGGATCTAATAGCGTGTACGCATATCGTCGCGTTATTCTGCCGACATCGACTCAGACAATTACTCTTACCTCAACGGCACCTGAACTTTTGTCGTTTGTACCAAATGCAACGGAAAGCGTGTCTGTAACAACTCATAATATGGTTGGACAAATCGAAACTACGTTGATTCCTAATGTTGATTATACGATCTCGGGAAATTACATTACCTTTACGACTCCGGTTATTGGTACTACCTATTATTTGAAGCAGACTTCGTATTATGCGGCAGTACAGACTATCGTATCGCCAACAGCGGCGCTGGGCAGAACAACAATTCAGTATCGTTCCGAGCCAGTACCAACAGTATCAATTCCGGCCGGCCCATTTAGCACAATATTAAATACGGCAGCTGATCCAATTAACTTAACGGGGTATTTCTCGTCAGACGCCTACAGCATTACGGTTACTAGCCAGTGGGGCGGAATTGCAGTCGTAGATGATAACTTTACTGTTACCTTTACGCCAATGGAAAATTTCCTTGGTACTGGATCGTTTACTTACGTTGCCAACGGCGTTGGCGGCTCATCGCGCAGGTCAGCACCAATCAATATTACGGTTGCTCTTACTGCCGACTCAGTTCCTACTATAACTCGCCTTTATGCACTAAGTTCAACGGCAGCTGACAGAACCCCAAATGAAATTCGTGTATTTGATATGACAACAAACACTATTGTTGACACAATTGCGCTAACTCCAGGAATAATGCAACTTGCTAGCGATAATGCTTCGAGAGTCTATGCTCTTAATACTACAGATGGCACAATCTTATCTATTGACACTGTTACTAACTTGATTACTAAAGTGTATGCTGGACCAAATAGCCCAATGGCTACAATGGCACTTTCGCCAGACGGGAAAACTCTTATTGTCGAAGGCAATCCGGCAGAATCAAACGAAACTAACGTCTACAGCACCGGAAACCTAATATTAGGTCCAACAGCGACGGTAACGCACGGCGCGACACCAGAAAATGTATCTTTTGACCCAACTGGTCGTTACGCATTCTTTACTCTAGCTGAGCCAGGAGTATTCGATACAATCAACAGCACATTTACTCTGGTGCCAGGGATGCACGTTACTGATGTGGGGTTTGCCCTGGGCAATGCATATGTAGCGTCTGAGCTCGACAACAGAATTTATGTTGTAAATCAGGAAACTGCTCGAATTGTTGATTCAGTAGTCGGCGATACATTGGATCCTTACTACATTGTTATGAATCCCGATCAAAATTGGGCATACAGCCTGAATGCAGGAGATGATACTTTATGCTACATTTCGGTAATTGATCTAGCAACCAATTTAGTAGTTAATACAGTTAGCACCGGGCTTAACATTAGCAATTTCCCTCAAGGAGATCTTGCTATCCCCGGCGTATTTGAGAGACCAGCCGTAATTAACCATTCCGGTACAAAATTGTATGTCCATGGTACACGCTCGTTAATTGGCGGCAAAGCAATGATTGAGTTTGACACAGTAACTCACTTGGTAAACTACACTGAAGACTTTAGCTCATATTTTGGTATGCCGCTCCCGACACTAATTCCAAATACGCCGCTCGGTTCTGGCAATGTTTGGAATTCAAGCGTAGCTTTCCCATATATTATTGAATATCATGCGGGGTGTGGCGCCCCAACTGCGGCGTTGTCGGCAGGTGGATACAATTACAATTATCTATCATCATCATTAACATTTGACGGCATTTCGTGGACTGATCGTGGTAGTATGTCTACCGCAAGACAGTTTCTCTGTTGCGTTGGATCAACATCTGCAGCTATAGCATTTGGTGGCGTGAATATTAGTTACACTGCTCTATCGGTAACGGAAACATTTAACGGGCTAACATGGGCTGCTGCCGCAGCATTAAGTCAAGCTAGAATTGTACACAGTGGCGCAGGTTCAGCTACATCAGCAGTTGCCTTTGGTGGGCAAACAATTTGGGGAACTAGTTCAGCTACGACCTCAACTGAAAATTATAACGGTACAGCCTGGTCAACTGGTGGCGCAATGCCAGTGGCGCAATCGTATGCTGGTGGTGCAGGATCAGGATCATCTGCATTATCCACTGGTGGTAGCGGCGCAGGCGGGCTAAACCAAACTCCAGTAAGCAATACCTACACTTATAACGGAACATCATGGACTGCGAGCGTTGCAATGCTTTCCGCACGATATGCCCATTCCAGCACTGGCGCAGCCGCTGCCGCAATGGTTTGTGGTGGATCATTAGTTCCCACCCCAGCTTTTACAGCAATGACCTTAACTGCGACTACTGAAGAATTTGATGGAGTAACTTGGTTAGCGGGCGGGGCAATGCCCGGAGTAAGAACTGGCCATGCTGCAATTGGAGCCTCTAACAATGCGTATATCTGGGGCGGCAACGACGGACAAACAGCGAACGTTCGTGGTATGGTCGATGCTTTTGTTTATGGAGATTTCATTCCGGGCAACGGCGGCGCACCGACTCAAATTAATCTAGTCAAAGTCGATGCTTGGACATCTAAGGCACCAATGGTTGTTGCGGCATATGCACAAGCAGGCTGCGGCCAACAGGCTGATGCTATTGCCATCGGCGGATACGATGCTTCAAGAAATACATCGACGTATGACGGTACTTCGTGGCAGTCTGGCGGCCTTGTATTAACAGGTCGTGCCGGCGCAGCCTCTTGTGGTACACCACTTGCGCTAGTGTTGTTTGGTGGCGACGTAAATACAGATCCATTGATGTCATCAGAAACCTACAACGGAACAACGTGGATGGTTGGCACCAATATGTCTGTAGCTAGGCGTTCGCTTGCTGGCGTTGGCGTTGCTGATGCAGCGTTCGCAATAGGCGGTTTTAATAAAAATATCCTAAGCTCAACTGAGCAGCTTGATGTTGCTGTTTGGGTGACTGCTTCTAATTTAACTACCCCAAGATTCCGCCACACTGCGGTTACCGGAGTAGCTGATATTTGGGCAAGCTCGTTGGCCATCGGCGGACAGGGATCACTTGGTCCGCTGGACTCAACAGAATATTGGAATGGCGCCACTTGGGCAGCTTGGATTCCAATGATTACACCACGCGTCGATTCTGCGGCTGTGGGCACAGATGCATCTGCCTTAGTTTTTGGTGGATCGGATACTAGTTATTTGCCAACCACAGAATCTTTTGACAGTATTGCCTGGACTTCTGCAGCACGAATGATACAAAGTAGAAAATCACATGCTGGTGCCGGTAGCAGAACTACTGCTCTAGCTTTTGGTGGCCTCGACAGCACAGACATTACAGTAATCGGGACAACTGAAGCATACAATGTCTCGACCATCAACGATCCATTGTCTTTTGATATATCATCAATCTATGTCAATGCGCTAGACTCAATGCTTTACTTGACCTACGTAGCTGACTACGTTGAAACTACGGCTGGCGGAATACTGTCCTATACATTAGCTGATAGATCAATCATTGGTACTATTGCCGCCGGATCAACTGCACTAAGCAAGTTAGTCGAGGCCGGCGAAGTAGTGTATGATTTGGGTACGCTAGTGCTACCAGATCCATTAGAAGCACCAGCTATTACCATTATGCCACCAGATCCACCGCCACCACGCGATCCAGTCACTAATATTACTTTGGGCGGATCTGATAGATTTGGTTACTCGCTTAAGACACAGCTAGATGGTACATCAATTATTATTGGTGCCCCAGGCACTGAAGTTGGATCAGCAAAGAAAGTAGGGCAAGCATACCTTTACAATAGGTTAGCAGAAGAG